CGCCGATCATTCTTAAGCCTGAGTCATGGGCCGACCCTGACGCTAAGGTGCTGGAGCGCTTCGCACCTGTACCGCCTAATCAGCGCGTTACGATCAGCCCCTATAAGTACAATGCGACACCCGGTAGCACTACCGATAACCTTATTCCTGGCGCCCCGTCATGGATCACTGGCGGGGACGATTACGGCGAGTACATCGAGCTTGCTACACAGATGAATAACTTCCCGTCATTCGCTGTAGTCAATAACGGCGCCATCAGTTATCTTGCCGCTAACGCACACGGTATCGCATTCCAAAACTCTAGTGCGGACTGGTCACAACAGCGAGCACTACGCGGTAACGAAATGTCGTATTTGCAAGCGTCGCACGGTATGGAATTAGCGAATCAGCTTACCGGAATCGGTACGCGGGCGAACAGCGCACAGACTAACCTAGCTAACGACCTGAGTACCGCTAAGGCAATCATGGGCGGTATCAGCGGTACCGCTATGGGGGCGGTCAATGGGGCAGGTTCAGGGGGAGGCGCTGGAGCTATCGCGGGCGCCGCTGGCGGTCTGGCTTCTGGCGCTGTTGGTCTTATCGGTAACGCCCTGGACGTTGGCCAGCGTAGCGCCAGCACAGCCGTTAGTAACAATGCAGCTAGGGCGTCTAACAATGCTCAGGTTGGCAATCAAGGGTATCTGAGGGATACTAACCGTGGGCTTGCTGACTGGTCGGCAAGGGGCGATTACGAAAACACTATCGCCGGTATTAACTCTAAAGTGCAAGACGCTAAGTTGATTCAGCCGACCACTAGTGGGCAGGTTGGCGGAGAGTCGTTGAACCTGATCAATAACAACTCGGTTATTTCGATGCGTATCAAAATGTTGGATTATGCCAATATGACGATTGTAGGCGAATACTGGTTGCGTTATGGGTATGCTGTGCATAAGTTCGCTAAGCTCCCTGTATCGCTTATGGCTATGTCTAAGTTCACGTATTGGAAGCTGACGGAAACGTATATCAGTAGCTCTATGATGCCGGAGAGTTTCAAGCAGATCATTCGCGGCATCTTTGAAAAGGGCGTGACCGTGTGGGCCAATCCGGCTGATATCGGAAATATTGACATTGCAGATAACGCGCCCCTGGGAGGCATCACACTATGAGTAAGAAAACTAACGGCGCTGACGAACTATATGCGACACACCTGGGCGGTTACGGGTACCGGGCTAACGCGGCGGTAAACCGCGAAGGCATGATCGAACGCATGTATTGGCGTGTCCTCTATGAGCTTGCAACGAACAGGTTCAATTGGTCTGGGATGCCGCCAGAAATCGATGTTCGATGGTTAGAGACAACTCTCTTTCGTCAGGGTGCCGCCGTCTTTCATCATGATCCGCAGTATGAAAAGTATTTCGCTCTCCAGTTAGGGTCTATTGGTCAGATCAACATGACTAATAACCCTCTCACTCTGAGGGCTATCGGAAACGGTTACAGTAAGGGTCTGTATAACGCTACTATCGTTGCTAATAAGACTTCAGCTATCCCTAGGGGTAACGACCTCCCGGGCGTGCCAATCTGGGCCAACTACGCCCGTATGCCTGATGTTGATATTGTCAGTATTTACGCTAACCGACTGGCGAACTTTGACCGGACTGTAGAGATCAACTCGAATAGTGCCCGTACCCCACGTGTGATTGTGACTGATGCCAACAGCCGACTTAGCATGGAAAACATCAACCGTCAAGTTGATGAGGGTCAGAACGCTATCCGGGTAACGAACAGCGGTATTGAGGGTATCGCCAATATTCAAGTGTTTGATATGGGTATTAACCCCGATACTATCGAGAAAATCGATATCGTTCGTGCTCGTCACTGGAATGTGTGTATGGGGCTCCTGGGAATCGAGAATGCTAATCAGGATAAGAAAGAGCGTCTTGTAGAGTCTGAGGTTGGCGCTAACGACGAACAGACAGACTCTATGAAGTTCGTGAACCTTAACGCTAGACAACAGGCGGCGGAATGGATTAATAAGGTGTTCGGTCTAGACGTGAGTGTGGAATACAATACGAAGGTTGCCGAACGTGCAGACCAAATCTTTGATGCTCTCTTGACTTCTGAACCTGGGAGCAACGTAAGTGAAACCGAAAGGGTGGACGCCTGATGCCGTCTTTTACACTCCCGCTATGGGAAGTCATCGAACTTACCGGGGGTACCGCCGACATTGACGAGACTACGGGTATCCGTAAACTTGTCAATGATAAGATTGGTTTGCAGTATTACCCTGAGTGGACTCCTGGCTATCGTGATACCCTTAACGGTAAGATTGTCGATCACTACTGGAATTACGAAATCGGGCATGAGACGATTGATCTTTTCCAGCAGCAAGTTCGTGTTAAAATGCAAGAGATTATGCCTCTCTACAATCAACTGTATCTGTCTACACGAATTGAGTTCGATCCGCTGAGCACTATGGACGTTCACAGTGTCAGTACAGGCGATATGACGCAGCACGCTACGAACGTTGCCACTAACAACACGACCACCGAACAGGCTAATAAGAGCCGGTCTGTCGCCTCCGACACACCCCAAACACAACTGTCTGGAGACTCCGACTATGCCACTAGCGCCGCCGATGTAAACGGCGAGGTTACCGGAACGGTTGACGCGAACGAAAACAGCACGGGCGACACGACCGCCAGTAATAACGGGACGAACGTTATGACCGGCTATCAGGGTCCGGCGTCGGCGCTGTTGATGCAATACCGCCAGTCGCTTATGAACATCGACCTTCAGGTGATAGATTCCCTGGAAAGCCTATTCATGGGTGTTTGGGATACCGGAGACAGTTTCACCCAGTCCAGCAGTTATCTGTACGGCTACTAACAAAGGATCATGCTATGACAATCGTTGACCCGATTACCGCCCCGCTTCCGCCGTACTCGCCTCCGTATGCGCCGATCACGAATATTACCCCGTTCACCTATAGGGATGGTGAAACGTATCTGCGTGTCCTGGAGCGGCTGCGTCATTACATCACTGATGTTGTGGTGCCTTATGTTGATACTGAGTTCGCCCTTCTGGGTAATGAGTTTACGACTCAGGTAAACACGATGATTGACACTGTGAACGAGGCCCTGGCGTCACAGTCGGCCACGGTTGACGCAGATATCGCGGCCCTCACTCAGTTCGTTAATGACACTATGGCGGCTGTTGTCGCGGATAGTATCACACTTCAGGACCCCGTTATGGCCGGTATCGTTAATGATGCAGCATCCGCTACACGTGTGGCGCTTAACGCTCTGTATGTCAATGAAACTGACTTCGCTTCTGGTATCCAGACTACACTTGATAACACTGTTGGTACGGTGCACGTCAACGCGCCCGACGGATCGATAACCTATGCAGCGCTCCAGACCGCATTGACGGCGGCGGCTACGGCAGGTAAAAAGGTTGTCGCTTACGGTACGATCACGACTGATCAGACTGTTACGATCAAGTGCGATGCTGATCTGGGTGCGCTGAACATCAACTATACCGGTAACGGTATTGCTGTACAGGTTGGCGCCAACAGCGGTGTTACTACCTGGAATAAAACGGTTACCGTTCCGCGTGTTATCCACACCGCTAAGACCCTTACGGGGTGGTCACAGGTAGCCGGTACTATCGGCGTTCGTCTTATCAACTTGGTATCGTGTAAGGTGTATGTGCCTTATATCCGAAACTTCGAGACTACGCTTGATAACAGGGGAGAGGGTACGGGCCACGTTTACAACACTATCACCCTGGGCACCATCAATAACGGAAAGTTCGGTATCACGTTTCTTAGTGATGCTACGGGGTGGACTAACCAGAACACCTTCCTGGGCGGTAGTGTCCAAATGGATTCGGCTGAGGGTAACCGTGTCGTCGGTACGCGCGCGGTATTCTTTAACACGTCCGCCAACCTCCCTAATACGAACTCTTTCGTCGGAACTAGCTTTGAGGGTAACGGATGGGAATACGCCTTCGAAACATACGGACTTTACAATGTGATGTATAACTGTCGCTTTGAATCGTCCCTAGGCCCGCGTGTCTGGTTCCGCGCATCAGCTACACGAAACGTCATCCGAGAGGGCTACGGCAACATAGTCGCTACGTACGAAGCTGGCGCTATTCGTAACGTCATCGATCAGGCTGGCTTGGTCAAGCGTATGGGCGTCAGCGGCACTACCCCTGTTTATCAACTTCAGAACGACACTAGCAACTCTAACGCAGTACTGGTCGTGGGAGACTCGGGATCAATCGAATCAGGCGCCGACATGACCACGGCTTACGACTGGTCAATGTCTGCACAGGTGCTCAGCGGTAAGCGTTCGGCGGATGCCTTCGCACGACTCGCCCTCTCGGCTAATGGTGGCACGCTCCTGTTTGGTAACGGTACCGCTGCTCCTAGTGCGGGTGTCGGCGGTACGGGTACTACGCTTCTAGTTCAGAGTGCCGGTACTACGGCGGTAGCTCCTACGGTTGATGCGACAACTGACCTGGGATCATCCGTGGCACGGTTTAAAGATGTCTACGCTGGCGCCTTTATGCTGAAGACAACGACAACCGCTGCACGGCCCGCGCCGCGACTAGGGGCTATGATGTTTGACACGGATTTGGTTAAGCCTATCTTCGGCACTGCCACCGTGTGGAAGGATGCAACAGGCGCCACTGTCTAACATCATTCATAGACTGTCGGGC